GTCATCGTCTGGCAAGGCGATGGTTATCGCTTGCAAGACGCCCTTCCACCGTCTCTCTTCGGAGATCGATGGACGGGGTCTAAGAGAAATCGTACCCGATTCTCTCAGATCGCTGATTGCGACATTAAAATGTACGTAATCATGCGCCACACTCACTGGGGAAACGCCCTCCGTGAGATGTGTGCAGACCCAGACCATGTTCAACATGGCTGGGCTCTGAACCTCAAAAGAAGGCTACGAGCCCTCTTGTTGGGGAAACCTGATCCGATCTGGACTTCCAGACAGGTCAAGTTGATTTACCGAGAGCCGGAGAAACTCCGCTCCAGTAAATCCCGTTCTCAAAGGCTAATTGAAGTCCTGAAAACGGTCGACGGGATGTTTTTCCAGAGATTTCTGGCATACCCCGAAGAAGAATGGACGTGGTCGCGATACGACACGTTCGTTCTTGGGAACCTCTCTCACTTGATAAGTGATGAGTTTCTCGATGGTGAGCTGTGCGATGGAATCGAACAGCACACCACGTTTTACGCTCAGCTAAAAACTGCACGTAAAACCTTCAAGGAATACGCACACAAGCGCAACCTTGAAGGCCTCTCTCGGGAGTACGATGTACTACCGGAGTGGCTACGGCAATTCATCCCAATCTGGGAAGAAACTAGCCGTACAGAAGGTCACAGGTATGATTACCTAGTGGGCCTTCTGTCCCAAACGAGGGGATGTGGAACACCTCCTCCTTTGGTTATCCTGCAGGCCAAGATAAAATTCTTGAAAGTCGTGCAGGATCCACCAACTCCACTCTCTGCAACGCAGAGAGGGTTGGTGCAGGCTGCTCTGGATGAGACTCTTCGAGATCTTCCAGACAGCGCTTTCACCGGGCTCTCGACGAAGTCGAGAATCACGGTGGCAACCACCGCTTGCTGGGAGAAGACCAGGCAAGAAGGTGGGACGCTCGAGGAAATATCAGAACTGGTATATCCTGGGGCGCACGGGATGAAGGCTCCTGTAAGGGACCTTCATACCGGTAAGG